AAGGGTCTCATTCTCAATATGATTCACTATTTCTGGCCAAGTTTGCTCAAGTTGGGCTTTGTTGTCTCTATGGTCACACCAATCATCAAGGCTACCAAGGGTACGAATGTAAAGTCGTTCTACACAGACTCCGCGTTCCGAACGTGGTATGGTAACGGACAAGCTGGGTGGAGAATTAAGTACTACAAGGGTTTGGGTACCAGCACAAGTGCTGAGGCTCGGGAGTATTTCAAGAAGATTCAAGACCTTACCGTCAAGTTTGATGCGGATGTTATGACCGATAAATCCATCGTTCTCGCCTTTGATAAAAAGAAGGCGGATGACCGAAAGACGTGGCTCCTTGAGAGTACAGCAAAGGATGCCTCGGAACTTGAGGTGTCCTATGGGTCAATCAAGAACTTGGACATCACCAATTTCATCCATAAGGACCTGGTCAACTTCAGTTTGGCGGATCTCAAGCGTTCTATTGCCCATATGGCCGATGGTCTCAAGCCATCCCAACGTAAGGTGATGTTTGCGTGCTTTCACAAGAATCTCAAAGATGAAATGAAGGTGGCCCAATTGGCGGCGTATGTTGCGGATAAGTCGTCCTACCATCACGGTGAGGTATCCCTCGCAGATACCATCGTCAAGTTGGCGAATGACTATATGGGTTCAAACAACATCAACTTACTTCAACCGTGTGGTCAGTTTGGTACGCGTCTTATGGGTGGGAAGGATGCGTCTCAAACGCGTTACATCTTCACCAAGTTATCCAAGGAGACCCGTAAGATCTTTGATCCTCGTGACGACCCAATTCTCAATTACTTGGAGGATGACGGAAACCAAATTGAACCAGACTTCTATATGCCAACCCTCCCTCTCGTGCTCGTGAACGGTACGGAGGGTATCGGGACTGGTTTCAGTTGCTATGTACCACCCTTCAACCCCAAGGATATCAAGGAGAACATTCAACGAATGCTTGATGGTAAGGCTATCGTACCCATGCGCCCCTGGTTCAAGGGATTCAAGGGTGTGGTACACAAGGAAGAGGACACGTGGGTGATGGACGGTGTATGGAAAGACACTGGATCTCGAATTAAGATTACCGAACTTCCACCGGGTCGTTGGACGCAAGATTATAAGGAATACTTGGACACACTCATGGAAAAGAAGATCATCACCAATTTCACGAACAATTCGACGACTGAAGATGTTGACTTTGAAATCTTTGGATATTCTGGGAAGGACCTCCTCAAGGATCTCAAACTGCGGAAGAGTTTCCACGTCTCAAATATGCATCTCTTTCATCCAACGAAAGGTATTCATAAGTATTCGAGTCCGGAAGAGATTCTCAAAGACTTTGTGGAACTTCGCCTCGATCATTACATCAAGAGAAAAGAACATTTACTCAAAGTTCTTCACACGCGTGCGACGATGTGTGGTTATAAATCAAAGTTTGTGACCATGGTGATTGAGGGTGACATCATCGTTTTCAAGAGAAAGCGAGATGACCTTGAACGACAACTGTCCCAACTCTTCCCTAAAATTGGTGGAACGTATGACTATCTTCTCAATATCAAGACGGTACAGTATACCGAAGAGTGTGTGAAAGAACTTCTCGATGAGGCGACGACTGCGATGCATGAACTCAAAATAATGGAAAAGACGAGTCACATTGACATGTGGAAATCTGACATTAAAAATTTGTAGACATAGACTAAGTATGTGCGACGTCAGTGGTGCGAGCACCGGGGCCATTTTGTCCCTGAACGCACTCGGTAAGCAAGATACATATCTATTGTCCGGAAAACCGGATGATTCTTTATTTAAATACGAAGAGAAGCGACATTCTAATTTTAGCCGATTTCATAGAACGACGACGGTATACAATCCAGGAGGAAAACTCACGTGGCCATTCAACGAACGCATAAAAGTGACGATGAATCCTCAAAATGCGGGTGATCTCTTGAGTAATATGTATATAAGTCTTACACTCCCAGCACTTCCAAGTGGTCGAAACTATTCGGATCAGATTGGACGACACTTGATAAAGAGCATCACGATGCGCGTCGATGAATACGAACTTGAAACCGTGTACGATGATTGGATGATCATGTATGATGAATTGTATCTCGAAATGTCAGAGAAGATTACGAATAAGTTTTTGATTAATCGCATGCTTCCATATGATACCGCCGTGGACACACCTCAATATGCACAATATGAATCCGATGTGATCATTCCAATCCCATTCTTCTTTTCAAGAAAGTATGCGAGTGACGAATATGATACAAATAAACCAAATAGACCCTATTTTCCTTTATGTGCGATTCATAAACAGAAACTTGAATTTGAAATTGAATTTCATACACAAACATTCTTCTCGGATACCGATTCAACACTGACACTTCCAGAATTTCATATAGTCACGGAAGAGATCACGATCGATCCAGCTGAGCGACGATTCTATGTCACCGAAGATACGACATTCATCACAGACATCGTAAAGAAACATCCAACCACGGAGACTGAGATTGGTAAAACAATCGTAAAGAATAATCTAAATCCATCCATACCCGTGAAAAGTCTTCACTGGTTTTTGCGTAACAAAAAGTTCGAAGATGATACAGAGGCGCGCGGTCCGGGTGTCGATCAGACGTATCTCGATGCATACGAAATTCCTGGATCGACGGGTGCAGATTACTATTATTTTCAAAATAGATTCAACTTTTCGAGCGTACTCGACTTTGATCAATTATATGCATTCTTTTATCCAGTCATGGATTCGGCAAAGTTTTATATTAACGGAAACGATCTTCCAAATATTACAAGCGCTAATCATTCCTATTATAAATACATGACACCATTCAAAGCGCGATTGTCTAGGCCGTTTCGAAACATCTATACATATTCCTTCTCGATGTATCCTGCAAATGTGGAACCATCGGGAAGCCTGGATTTTAGTCAGATAAAGTCGGAGAAAACAAACATAGAATTAAACCTAAAAAGTGGACTTACCGATCAATATTCATTACATATGTACTATACGGGGTACCAAACATTCAAATTCTCAAAGGGATTTATATCCCTCGCTTATTAAACAATACTGTTTTGTTATCCTTAATATACTCGATAATATTATTCTTGATACACCATTTGATGAAATTCAATTGCGCGAGCGTCGTTTGAATTTCCTGAGATGTTCCTGGAACTGTATATGAAAATTTTTGTGATCGACAGAATGGATCAAAGAATCGTTTACTATATCCATCAAGACTCGACTTGTACGCGCAATGTACCGTGAACAGTTTTCCATCGGTCGTCGTGTAACTCGTATGATTCTTCTTCGCGTAGTTTGTGATAAACCATTCCAAATTGCGAAGAGAAATACCACTCGTTTTGTCTAGGATGTTTAGTAGCGTAGATTTATTCTTGTCTTCACCGTAAAAGTTGTTGATGGCATGTAGTAGAATATCGGACTTGTTCATTACTATAGTATACCCTTCAAATCTATAAGCTTGTTTGAACATGTTGCATTTTCGCATGCTGGACACCCCCGCATAAAAATGGGTGGAAAACTGTGTGTGTGTCCCGGACCACTCGTTCGTATGACTGCAACCGGTTGTACATTCTTTTTCTGAATCAAATGTGTGTCACAATATCCAGCATTCTTACCACGTCGCGTACAACGTTTTCCATCCTTCTTCACACCTCGACATAGAATTGTTTCTGAAACATTTGGAATGTCACGAAGTAAAAGCTCCATGGAAATGCCATGGGTCTTTGATATCTTTTCTATATATTGTGTGAGTTGCTCACTCACACGTTTTTCAACCTCCTCTTCAAACACTTGTGTCAGGACATCTGTCATTGGACTTATCTTGATCACGTTCGTACTTTTTAAATAACGTTTCAATGGACGTTTGATCCTTCTTGCTCACTCTTTTTGCGCGCGGTGGTTTATGTTGTGCGATGATTTCACCAAATATATCCTCCTTTGGATTATCGAAGAGTGGTTCAAGTAAATCACACACCGGTGTTAAAAACTTATTGACAAAATAATAATGGTAGTCGATCGGGAGGTTGTGCTCTTCTACATATTTTGGATCTTCGGACTTCTCGTACGCTTTAGCTTTGGGG